CAATGTAGATATTCACCAAATGCATCTTTGACTATTTTGTCTCCCCACCAACGGGCCTCAGTATACTTTCCACGATGATGAGTTTTAAACTCAGTGTTTCGCAAAACTTCAAGTATACCTTTTACCTCTTGATCTCCAAGAGTTCTACCTTGGCCAACGGTCATATGTTTATCGTATTACCTTCTCCAGAATTACCTTTTATTCTGCGTTTCAAATCTTTAAATCCGTCTGGAACTTTGATGCTTCCTGACACACCGCCAATAATTTTAGGTGCCGTTAGTTTCTGGATAAAATTAGGTTCTAGGTCTAATAACTCCTGTAGTTCTGTATAGGTACAAAACACATCGTGTTCTTCTTTGGTCTTGATGTTTCTTAGTGTGTATGATGGCATGGGGTTCTCCTATGAAACTATATATACCGTTCTTTAAATGATTTAACTAATTCTGCTTCTTTATTGTATGCTTCAAACTCCCAAGGACGTTTGCGATAATCTACTGCATACTTCCCGAAAGCAACATTCTTCCAAACATAAACTTCATCTAACTGCACAAGTTCTTTTCTTAAATATTGTTTGACGTGTACCATCTCATGCATTATGGTATGTATCATCTCGTCCATATCACTGTAGTCTACTTCTAATCTAAACGTTCGATCATCTTCCATATCCATCAAACCATATAAACCTGTATTCCAATGTAGATTCTTTTTCAATTGAACTCGTATATCAATCTTACGTATGCGTGGCATCAACTCATTAAAAGAATGCCGCACACAATCGTATGCGACCTTCCGATGTAATTTCCAACCACCTGTAACTTCGGTTAGAAAGATGCTTCTGTTCTTGCGAACCAATTTGCTCCCCCCAACTCTATAAGATAATCATTGAAAGCATACATATCTCGTTTCTCAAACACACAAGCATTTCCGTCACTACTAACCCAGATCTTATCGATCCAGTACCACTCTTGAATTTTCTCCTTGAGTTTATATGATGTAGAATCCTGTTCACACTTTTCCTCAAGATACTTTACCGCATCTTCTGGATTATCAAAACACTTAGTGCCTAAACCACCCCCTGTATAGGGGGAAGCGTGCCATAATAACTTAACCATTTACAGTCCTCACTTCTGTGGTTCCGTTCTCAGTAACTCGAATTTTGACACAACCTTGATCTATTCTGTCAAACAATGTTTCCAAAATGATAGAGGTTTCAAAATCACCGTTATCATTCGCAGTTTTCCAATCTGCTTGCATCACTGCAATATCTTCAAACTTAACTTCTGAAACCATATAATTCCACTTTTGCATAATTATGCTCCTACAGTTACGTTGCTATGTTGGTGACGAACCAAAGTCCTATCAGATAACAATATTCCATGCATCAAACGAACAGTTGCCAACTGACGAAACATGTTTATGTGATCCCAACCACTTTCAACTAAACGATCATAGTGCCTATTGGCAACATCAACATCATCAAAACTATCAACACAGTCATAAAATGAACCGTCATTGTTACGACAAGATATAGTATAAAATGCCCTCGCACCTTGCAATGCGCTATCATTTTCGTTACTTATTTCCATTTGCATTCCTTGTATCATAGTGATTCCTTTTCTCTTGATTACATATATACTATACGATATACCCAAGTGATTCGCAAGCATTAAATGCATTTGTTTTGAAAATAAAATAAAAGTGTGACATATTTAGAACGCTCCTGTATATTCACGAAAATACCAAGGTGGGTAGTCACGTTTAGTCCATATCAGACTGAAGTTATCTGCTTTTGTGCCGTAGTAACGACGATATGATGTCACAGGATCATCGTGATCGATGAACTGTGGAAACGCAGACATTGCAAGTGCAAATGGTGTGCGATCTTTGATAGGTATATTGGCTGGTGGATACAACAATATGTCACGAAACTTAGTGTCAGATAAATGCGTTTTACCGTAACGATAAGTATACTCATCACATAGTCCAATGAAGTGATCATATAACCACTGATAATTGGCAACTGATTCCATTACCCATTTAGTGCATGGGTGACCTTTGTGTGCGATCTTGTATAAAGATTCGTCTATAACATTATCTCCGTCTAGTATCCTATGTGCGGTAGATAACATCTGTGCAGACTCTAGCACCATCTTTACGACGTGTTTGTCGCATTGATATTGTGCCGCCTGTACAGGATCTTCGTGTAATATAAAAATATTCATGGTGATTCCCTCTGCTTAACCAATGATAATTTATTATACACTGATTCGCAGAGGGAGTCAAGGTTTATTTCCAAAACCAGATTTCTTCTTTCATCTCCTCTATATGTTCATCCATTAGTTCTTGATCTATCTTTGCTTCCATAGATTTTCTGTCTTTACCATCTTGGGTACATTTGCGAGCGTAGTTATTGTAAAATCTTGATTTACCCTTCATACGTTCTACTTGTGTTCTCGGTGGCGCCATTAAGTCTCCTAATAAAGAAAAACCCACCGCACGATGAATCGTGGGTGGGTCTAAGGTTACGTTGATTTGTGAAACATTATAAATCGGGGAATGCCTCCTGTGCTATTTTATATGTTAATCCCTTTACTGGAGATTTCTTGTTAATCATACTTATCACTAACTCCGCATCTTTTGGATGCACCGCTTCAAGAACTCCGATGAAAATCTGTTCCCTTTTCATTTGTGAAATATTGATATTATTATTTTTCACAAAATATCTAAACTTTGTATTCTCTCTTAATATGGATGCCATAGGTTCCGAATGACTGGACGGTTGATAGGGTGGGGCACCTTCTGGTAGATGCCATTTTACTTTAGGGTCTAGTGTGCCCTTTAATATATCCTTCAATGCCCATGATTCATTAGATCGCAATATTGCAACCTTCTCTGCTTTAGTCTTTGCTTTTGCATAATCCTCAAAAACTAAATGTGGTAACTTTGCCATAATCTCTCCTATCTAGTATATAGTCAAAAGAACTCTTCTACAACTTCTAGTAACCTTCTACATTGTTTATTCACCAAGTAAGGAAATACCTTACCTTTGTTGGCATGTGGTGCCTGTTTATTGAAATGTTCTTTTATATCTATAACCAATTTATCTGGACATTTTGTGAGATCAATCATGCGTTCGTTACGTTGGAAGTTGCGAACAACCTCTTCGCCCATTGCATTTATATCCTCAGTCAACGTCGCTTTCTTCTTGGCACTCATTACACCCTGTCTACGACCTTCTACAAAGACCTTATCGTCAGATAGAACGTTAGGCACACCATCACTGGTATCACCCTTCAATATGTGTTCCAACAAGAATCCTCTTGGATCTTCCTCGGTAATAAACTTCTTTGTCATAGGGGAATATTGTTTTACATTCTTATATTTCTGTAATTGTGCAAAGTCCTTGTCGGCAGATACAATCATTATATCCTCATATGCACCAAACTCCTGTGTACCAATACAGATCTGTGCGATACAGTCGTCTGCTTCAGTGCCCCAAACTCTCATAGTGCGGTATGGAAAGTTCTCAGTAATCTCGTCAAATACCATATTGGTAATCTCAAATAACCGTTCCCAATCCACACTAGAATCGTCGCGTGTTTTCTTTCGATTTGCTTTGTATTCTGGAAATACGTCTTTTCTCCAGTTACCGCCAGCATCAGTTATAACGACTACATCGCCATAATCTTTGAACTTTTGTTTATACATTCTAATCGTGTTCAAGATCATGTGTCGAATCATATCTTCGTTTTCACCTAATCTTTGTGCCATTATATTGCTTATAGCAATACCATTATAATCTAGTAATATCATACACGTATTATACCAACTGATTCGTTAGTTGTCAAGCACCATCGTCATTATCTTCGGGTATTACCACAACACCTTCAGCAATTAATCTCTCTCGGTTTGCCATGTGTTGTGCATTTAGTTCCTCTTTAGATCCACCGTAGTAGTCCACTGCGTGTCCTTCCTCGATTAAAACCTGAGTAACCAGTCTACCGTCTGCAACTCTGAAATCACCTAGAACTCGACCAAACTTACCACGTTCGTCTTCTCCGTGACGATCATCTGTAGTAACAAGTGTGCAATCTTCCTCTAGTAGTGCTTGTAGTCTATACTTGGCGGCAAGACCGAATTGTTTCTCAACTAAATCTCTGGTACGTGATTCTGGGGTGTCTATTCCCATAATCCGCACTCGTTCGTTTTTTAACCAGATACCGAACCCTAGATCGATATCTACGTCAACTGTGTCTCCATCGACAACCTTGACTAGATCTGCGTTATATTCTGTGGGCATTTTTATACTCCGAAACTCTCTCCACAACCACATTGTGCGGTTGCATTTGGGTTAATTACTTTTAGATATGATCCACCCAGTTCTTCTACGTAATCAACCGTACAACCAAACACAAACATCTCTGCCATTGGATCTAACCAGAGGTTTTCTACTGTGGGTTCTGCTTCTGTGACACCCCACTCGTATTGAAAACCACTACACCCACCACCTTTTACTGCGAGAGATACGTTTGGTTTTCCTACTTTCTTCAAGTATGTTTTTGCGTTTTCGGTAATCGATATGATCATTTTAGTCCTGTCACGTGTTTACTGTGAATCTTACATCCGATGAATTCATTATAATACTCATCATTTAGTAGTACATTCCTATCAAATTGTTCTTTTGCTTCTAGGTAACTCATCTCGCCCTTTGTCTTACACAAATGGATAATCTCCCTGTGGAAGTTATCTTCTCCATGTTCTACCAGTAATTGATTTACTAACTCACTCGAACCGTAATACTTCATCCAGTCAGATTCTTTGCGTACCACTCTTTTGCGTGTTTTGCCTTTGAGTGGCGGTTTCCGTGTAACCGACCAAAACTTCTTCTTGCCGACATACTTCTTATCGTTCCGTTTGTCTGTTATAACGTAAACGAAACCCTCAATATCATCTGGTGCGTCTGTAAATTCAATGTCATTCATATACCACATAATAGTATATAGTGGTTTAGAACCAATCACTTGGTGTACTATTTATCAGTTCTTCGGGTTTTATACCGTCTTCAAACATAAAAGATGCAATAACTCTCTCGGAATCTTTGTTGCCACACCACGCATGGGGCACTTTTGTATTGATTACAATTGGGGTATCCATAGGCACAAACTCGTATAAAGATGGATTCCATGTATACTCAGTGCTTATCTTACCGTCTAATTCATCGATCATCGGTTCACCATAGGGTTCCAAGTCGATAGTCTTGCCACACACAAAGTCACCATAACTGTCAACGTGAATAGGAACGTTCAGTGTCGTATATCGTGACTTGTCTGTGTGGATTTTTGCAACACCACAGTTGGATACTGCGAACACAATACCTTGTATCTTTACTTTGAAATGTTTTTGAAACTTTTCGTTGAGTGATTTACAGATTATCATTTTGAGTGATGGTTCTACACAAGGTATCTCATCATAGTCCGAAAACCTGATTTCATTCCACTCGTCTTTTAATAAACTTAATAACTCTTTTGGAAAGTTATTTAATCGTTTATACCTCATCTTCTGAATCTACCAATAATGCATTTGTCTCATATCCACAAAACGGACAGAAATCTGGTTCTTCCTCGCACTGTATGCGACTTTCACCATCACAATGTAAACAACTTGTTTCCCAGATATTCATTAAAAGTCAATCTCACATGCACCACCAGCACAAGCAATTGCACCCATAGTATCTACGTCTGTGTATTTCTTTTCTGTCAAATCTGTCTCCCATTCGATGTGTTGAAAGTTCTTATTGATCTTCTCCCATTTATGTAGTAAATGTGAATCTTTTAGACAATACTCTGCTTTCTTCATATCACCGTCCAGATAATTGACTGCAAAATTATTAAAGCGACGAATCCAATCACGCTTAATACTATTAACCGAGTTATCCAACGTGAGATCGTCACCGTACCCTTGAGCAGTTGCACAAGCAGACCATAGATTATCAAAAGCGCTAAGACCGTCAACCACAAGACCACTAGCGAATATAGCACTAGTTCCATAGTTTTTTACCATTTCTTTTGCTGTAATTACACTGGTGTTAGGTGCTTGATTAAAGTCCTTATCACCCATCATCGAAAGAAACGAAATTCCAGCAAATGAATGTCGGTTCTTAAATACATATTCTTCTACTTTGTGCCAGTCGTCTACAAGTATGGTGTTTGACACATTATGTCGCACCCCCTTGTCTGCACAGAGTTCTTCGTTTGTACCAGCATTTACCCAATGTTCCTGTACAAGTTTTACCTTCTCAAGATGGTCAACACCAACAAGATCTTCTTTTACATAAGAACCTTTCTTTGGTACAATAGGGAAAGACACAACTACATCTGATCCTGTCGCACTCCACACACTGTCTTCGACCATATATGGATTTGCACGTTGTATTGCCTGAGTTACCTCAGAATCTTTTGTCATTTGGACATTCCGTATATACATGTTTGAATGTTCTGCATGTATCCCAGAAGCAGTCTGTAGTAGAACGGATGCATTACCACTTGGTTTTACACAAGTTGTACGTGCGGCCGCATTGATACCAATCAACTGTGCAACCTCTTTGTTTACTTCTTTTACAATCTTTGCACCTTTCTGAAGAATCTTTTTATCAAATAAGACTTCTGGGTTATTCATCCATCCTGTGATAGAACAACCAATGAGTGCTTCCCTTGCAAAGATCTTTTTGGAAACAGAATTCAAGAATTTAAAATCTGTGTATCCTGCCTGTAGTGTACCTAGAATGGCAGCGGCACGACACGCCTTGTAGAAGTCTTCT